ATGATTGACTCCGCATCATCTAATGAGGTAGCTGTATACGGCACAATCAAATCATCTGCGGGAACAAATTTAGAGCAGGTCATTTGTGTTGCTTCGTCATAGTAGACTTTTTTAAAAGCAGAACCTGCTAACGGTAAATGAAATAATAACGAATCAAAATCTGGTTCGTAATCTTTCATTTTTTCCATGATCTGATAGTTCATGAAATCTTTTACTCTTTGTGATTGTTGTTCTTTGTCTGGTGTTGGTACACCTAAAATTTGTGTTCTAACTGGTCCATCAGCAGGTAATAATTCTTTATAAGCTAAAGCTTGAAACTGTGTAACAGCTTCTGCTAACACAGGATGTGTTGCACCTGATGCACCTTGAAATGGTTCTGTTCTGTTATCGTATTTAAATCCTAATAAATCTAAACCTTCTCTGTAACCTCTTTCCCAATCTTTTCTAGAATTTTTGTAATCTTGATAGTTTTGATAAAGTGATGTTCCTAGTCTACCTAAAATATCATCTGGTAAATGTTCTGCTAAATTAGCATAATGTTCTTCTCCGCCCTCAACAGATCCTATTGAAGGATCATAATTAATATCTACTGAACCATCATCATTCTCTGTAATTTCTACGGGTTCACCTTGCTCGTTAACTTCTTGTTGCTTTTCTTGTTCAGCAACTTCTAGTTCTTCAGGTGATGGTACTTTTATCTCTTGCTCTACGTTTGGAAGAGACTTGTCTATGTCTGCCATTTATTTTCTCCAATTTTACAGGTTTAACAGTATTATAATCAATAAGCAAGCCCTGTGGTTGTGGGCCTCTTTTTGGGGGTATGGTTTTAGTTAATTTCATCTTCTATTGCCTTGATTGTGCTGTCATCAACTTCATCAAAATCAGATACAGTTCCGTCTTGGTCAAATACAGCCTTGCCCTCTTCATATTCGTCAGGTGGAGTTTTGCCTTTTGTAGCTTCATCTGGTTGACCTTTTTTAATCTCAAAAGTTGTTTTATCTTCTATGGTGTCAAAAGTCTTACCTCCATATTCTCCAGAACCTATTTTACTTTTTTCAACTCTAATATCTCCTGTTGTCAGATCTTCATAAAGTTCGTACTCACTTCCATCTTTACCCTCGTAAGTTAAGACCCTCTCTCTTTCTTTAGTGCTAAGTTTAGGAGTAACATCTGTGCCAAGGTTTCTAATTTTATTTACAAGTAACATTAGTTTATCTACACCAAGTTTAACGCCATCTTGCACTACAGGTATAACTTTCGCTGCTGGTTGTAAAAATTTACCAACTACAGGTATAGACATGATTCCTGCTATTAACTTCATAAACATTCTTCTGCTTGGATCTCTTGGTCCATCAGCAAAACCTATTCTACCTCCAAGAGCATAAATACCTCTGTCTAAATTCATTTCATCTTGTAAATCTGTTGAATCAATCGGCTCACCAAAAAATGTCATATTTGCTCCGCCAAGTCTTTCTGCTAATGCGGTATCTGTTTTAGCTAAATCAAATAATATTTTTCTTTCTTCATCAAATACATTTGGTTCTTCCACTGAAACCGGCTCCTCTGCTTGAATTTTTTTAAGAGCATCTAAAACCTTTTTAGCTCTTTCACTTGATTTAGTTATGTTTTGTAAATTTTTTGCCTCATCACCCTTAAGGTCTGAAAAATAATTTTCTAATACTTGAGCTGATACATCTGGTTCTCCTCTAGCCTCTGTAGCAAAAAAATCCACAGCTTGTTTAATACCAGGCACTTCTGCTAAATCGTCTAATACTTTTCCTATTGGAGATTGTTTATCTAACACACCTCTTTTGTCTTTAAACTCTGCTTCTTTTGCTAACGCTGAACGTTCTTCTGCATCAGAAATAGTGGCATTAAATAAATTATTTTCTTGTTCTTGTATTTTTGGTGCGTAGAATTTTTCTATCTCAGCCTCAGTCATACCAATATTAGTCTCAGCAAAATCATCTCCTGCTAAAGCTAGGTCAGCTTCTTTTGCTTGTTCTAAGCTACTGAGTTTTTCTTGTTCCTTCCTAAAGTTTCTAAGATTTAAAATTGTATCTGCATTAGCAGGATCTATTCTTCTTACCTCAAGTTCATTTGCTTTTTCGTAAGAATCATCTGTTCTGTAAAGAGCAGAAGCTTTTTTAAAAGCTTCATCAAATGTAGCGCCTGAACCAGCTCTAAGTAGAGTATCTATTCCAATAATAACCGCCTCTGGTGCAACACCAAACTTAGTAATTACTCTAAGTCCTTTGCCGGCTTGTTTACCTATTGCCATGGCTTTGTTTGCAAAGTTAATAAAGTTTTTCTTTGCAGCGCCCTCTGGGATGTTACCTGTATTGATCATCTTTTTACCTTTTTCAAAACAACTTGTACCATCTTGAAAACTAATACGTCCGCCCATAGCTTTACCTGGGCAAGCAATAGCTGCAATCAGATCTTGAAGTTCTTTTCCTTTAAATTTTTTAGTAGTAATTTTTCCGTCTTGCATTAAAACAGGAGCTTTTTCAGATGCTGCTTCAAATCCCTCAAGATAATTTTTACCTCTAACAACAAAATCTTCTAGATTAAATTTACCTGCTTCATCTAATTTATCTATAGGCACAACTTGAGTACTAGGTCCTATTTTAGTTTTTCCATAATTAAATTTAACAACATCAACAATTCCTTTTTCATTTTTAGTTTCAGTTAAAAGATTCATTAGTTTTTTTCTATCTTCAATTTCATTTATAATCTTTTGTCTTGCTGCAGAATTTGGTTTTGTTAGTGAGTATTTATTTAATAATTGAATAACTGGAACATCAAAATTTGCTCTTTTAAATTGATTTAAGTCTCCTCTAACCAAACTATTTATTTTTAATTCTTGGTCAGCTCCTCCCATAATTCTAGAGAAAGGATGCTCACCTTCTCCAGTTGCTTTTCTAAAAATACCTTTTGGTCCAAAGTATTTATCTGCAGCGTTCTCTAATCTAATCGCGTCTTCAATATTTCCTGCACTTCTAAACTCATCTGCTCGTCTAATAAGAGCGCCATAGTTTCCACCAAATTGTTTACCTATTGTTTCTTTCAACCATTTAGATCTGTTGTCTGGCTCTGTTTTAGCCCAAGGATATTCTATCGTGCTATTAGCTCCACTAATTACTGAGCCAGTTCTTTTTATTTGAACAAGTTCATTTGATCTCTGAAGAAAGGCGTTTTTAGGAGCATTTGGAAATTTTCTAAAAAATTTTTTCTCTACTTCTATTGCAGATAAGTTTTTAAATCTATCATTAGCTCCATGCATCCATTTTAATTGTTGTTCTTTAACAGCGCTTCTAATTTGTTTTTGGTTTGATTTATAGTTCTTAATATCGCTTAATTGTTGTGCTGTTAATTTAGATCTATCTACACCATCTACTTCATATTCTCCTTTTGCCCATGCTTTAAAATCTTTGTTGATTTTTTCAAATACATGATCACCTGTTCCTCTAAACTCTTTAAGAACATCAGAAAACTTTTCATTGCCTGTAAAACCATTGTTAACTTCTAAAGAGTCAATAAAAGTTTTAACTACCATTTCTTGTCTGTATCTTATTCTACCTTCTTTTCCGATATAAGAATTAGGAAACTCTTCCTGAGCTATTGTTTTGATTGCTCTGTTTAAAGGTTCTCTAGATAAATTATTAAGACGTTTTGATAAATTTTTATACCATTTATCTCCTTCTTTAAAATCAAAGAAAGCTCTGTTATTTTTCATAACTTTAAGTTTATTTAATTCTGCTACTATAATTTTTTTCGCTGCTGGACTTTGTTCAGTTGGAATACTAGTTCCTGGTCCAAAACCTTCAACTATAGGAGACTTCATTCCTTTGTAAACTTTATCTGCTCTTATTCTAAATATTATTTCTTGAGCCTTTTTATCTCCAACCCCGCTTTCATCATGGTCTAATGCTAAAATAAAACGAGTGCCTGTAGCTATACTTCTCAATTTAGTGGCCGCATCAAACAAGAAGTTTGCACTAAATACGCAAGCTACAGGCAAATTTGTAGCCTCATGGATTGTTGC